CGCCGCCCTGGCCCATTCGACGTTGTCCCATCCGTATGCCTGAAGGAAGACATAATCTTCCCCGCCTTCCTTCTCGTGATACTCGCGGTCAATGAACACGCGCTTGATGAACGCATGGCCGACGTTGCCTGGGTTGCAGGTAAGAATCATCTTGCACTCGTTCGGCAGCTTTCCCGGCCAGCGGTTGCAGGTCTTGAGGAACGTCAGTTCGCCTTCGGTCAGGTGCGTGGCCTCGTCCACTGCGATGTCCATAAACTGCTTGCCCTGGAAACTGTAGATGTCACCAGGATGCTCGGCATAGCCGAACACAATCACCGAGCCATTCGGCAGGGTCAGCTCCTTGTGTCCCGTGTGGTACCAGGCGCGCATGAACGGGTACTGCTCAAACAGCGGTTGAATGTGATTTTCCCAAAGCTGCTCGAACGTCCTACGGAAGATCAGCCCGCGCGTCCCCGCATGCTTTAGCCGCCGCAGCAACATCACAGCGCGCGCCCCGTGGGACTTAGACCCGCCACGTGCACCACCGAAGCCAATCCACGTTGCCGGCGAGTCCTCAAGCAGTTTGTAGAGAGTCTTCTGCTTCGGTTGAAGGGAGACTCGAATCTCCACGTCGGCGGCGGAGGCGCTCACCGTCCAACCTCCTCAATCAGAACCCTGACCTCGACCGGGCCGCCTTCGGTTCCGCCCAACGGCTGCACAGGTTTGCCCAAAATCCTCTCCGCGAGGCTTTCGATTGCTGCCAGGTTGCCGCCCTTCCCTAGTTCGACCCAGCGGTGCACAAGCGCCTCGAAATTCTTGCTACGCTTCTCCGGATCAAACTCATCTACGCGGCGGAGTTCGTCCACGATTGCTTGACGGAATTCCCGTTCTAGATCCGCAAGCTCTTTCGACTTTCCCTGACGATTTATCCGTGCATCTCCGGGCTCGAACGGCCTCCCCGGCCCGCGTGGTCGCTTCTTGGCTGTTCGCTGCTCCCTGCCAACTGACATCACTTACCCCCGGCCAACCACTCGGCAAGCCGAGTGCTCCGCTTGGCCGCTACACGCGCGAGCGCATAGCGGACAGAGCGAACATTTGTGAGTCTCCACCATTCCCGCAGCCTCTCCCAAAGTGGTGCTTCTACCAAAAAGGTGAAGTGCGCCTTCTCCACCAAGTCGGTCAGGATGGCTGCGTACATCTCGGCATCCCGAAGAGTCGTCCCTGGTTTCAGTTGAAAGGTGAGAGTAGGAAGCCCTTGTCCCCCTTCGCGCGGTTCTGCATAGATGCTGGGCGTGCCGAAGCCGCCCTCGGAGACCCGGAACAGGTACTCGACGCGAACATGATTGCACATGCCTATCATTGCACCGCCGGCGCCGCCACTCGGGCTGGTCCAAGATGCGCCAGCCCCAGGATGCCGATTGGCCTCGACCCGTAGCGCGTCCCGCCAAGCCGTCCCTGCTTCCTGGCAAGCCACGGTCGCAATTGCGCTCGCTCGGACTCAGAAGCCGCTTCCCACACGCGCAAAGCCTGGTCCAATGGCAACTCACGGAACATCCGTACCAGTTCCGGCTCCTTGGAAGTCTCCAGCATCCGCTCCGCCTCGTGGCGCGTGATTCGCCTTTCGGCAATTGCGCGTCGCAGCTCTGGCCGCGCATCGCCTCCGCCGCGGATTCTCTGTTCGACCTCCCGCCGCAGTCGCGCCCGCTCCAGTTCTTCCCCGGTCATCGCGCGCTTCGAGCCGGCCTCCAGGACGAACGACTTGGCCAGCCGCTCCGCTGGCGCGTCGGCACCTTCCGAATCCCCGCAAGCGACGCGGCAAATTCCTTCGGGCTGACCCGCCCTTCCTCGATCCGCGCCGCCTGGCCGATCGGCGCCACCGCCCGGCTGACGTATCGCGCGACCTGCTTCCCGACCTCACGTGGGCCGGCGCTGGGCTCGTAGATTCGCCTGCCCGTGTAGAATTGCCGGTTGAGCGCCAACTCCGCCGCGGCCTTCGTATGCACCGCCGGTGTCGCCACCGATTCCAGCACTTCGGTCGGTGTCCGCTCGCCCTTCGCCAGCTTGTAGAGGTTCCAGATAAACGTACTGGCTCCGGCACGGCGAAACTCGGCCTTTTCCTCGCCCGTGATCCACTTCGCAAACTTGTCGAGTTGTGGATAGAGAACGAACGTCACCAGGCCCAGCATTGCCAGCCGGTCGATTGCCTGGGCCCGCTCTGCCGGCGGAACGTGC